GTTAAAGACACATTAGAAAAGATATTTAGTAAAGTTGGTTATCAGATAACTTCAACTTTTATGAAAACAGATATGTTTAAAAAGTTGGTATGGTTATTACCTAATTTTAAATATAATAATGCTGAAGAAATGTATAATGAGTATTCTGTAGAAAGTAACTTTACAAATGGAGTTTCTATGAGTGAAACAGGAGTGCCTTCAGAAAATGGTATTCAAAAATTTCAGGAGAGTTCTTTGTCAGAAGATGATGTTGATTATTATTATACAGGTGATGGTAGAGAATTGCTTCAGATAGATGCAGCAACAAATCTTAATGTAACTTTAGATGAGGATTCTTATGTAGATTCTACTAATCATTATATAACAATAGGAGAGTATGGTTATTATAATATAAAATTAAATGGAATACAATCAAGGGTTGCAACAGCATATCAAAATACTGTTGGTGGTTTAAAAATTATAGATAGAATTGATAGTAAAATAAACATAGAAGTTCAAACAGTAGGACAGTCAAGTTGGAAAATAATAGATAACTCTTTTTTACATACAGTTATAAGTACAGGTGTAAACTCAAGTACTTCTGCTTCTACACCTTATGAAAATATGAGTAGTGTTGATGCACAGAGTGTTTGGCTCAACAAGGGTGATAAAATAAGACTAACTCTTGGTATTAAAATATTTGCAGATGATAATAGTCATAATTTTTATGTATCTGTTTTCTTTAAATCAGGTGATTCTAGCAATCTTGATATTTCTCTTAACTCTGAAGCAGTTGCGTATGGTCAGACTTATGATTTAAAAGATGTAATTAATAAAGACTACAAAAGTCTTGATTTTGTAAAAGGTATTGCACACGCATTTAACCTTAAAATGACTACTGATGAAGTAGCAAAAGTTGTGAATATAGAACCATTTAACTCTTTCTATAAGGATTATGCTGAAGCAATAGATTGGACTTACAAATTAGATAGAAGCAAGCAGATAGATGATAAATGGATTAAAAGCGATTTAAAAAGAGATATTGTTTTTAAATATAAAACAGACAGTAAAGACAAGAAAGTTGAGAGGAGAGGTGAGGATTGGTTTGATGGAATAAAAGATGAATATCCATATCAAGAAACACTACCTAAAACTTTTGAAAAAGGTGAAAGTAAATATGAAAATCCATTCTTTGCAGGAACATTTAATGGTAAAGACCAAGATACAATTTCTAATTCCTCTTTTAATGACACAGTATTTTCTGCTTGTTTATGGACAGAAATTACAAACCCTACCTACTCATATAGACCAGATAAAGGCTATGAGTTTTTACCAAGATTATTGTATTGGAATAAATACTCGCCAGACCCTTGTAACCTTAATAGTAAAAGAGCATTTACACAAAATTGGGCTAATAGTATTGGGATTGTTTCTGCAGGAGTTACAGGTTCATCAGGACTTCTTTCAACAATCTACCCTCAAGCAACATCAATAAATAGAGATGATAGTTCAAGTCCAATACTATCTTATGGTAATGTTAATGTAAGAGATTATGATGATGTAACAAAGGATTACACATCTTATTCATCAGGTAAGGGTTTATTTGCAACATATTATAAAAATATGTTTGAGATGTTAAAAGAAAAACCAAGATTAAGAACTGTTTATATTGATTTGAAGGTAAAAGATATTATAAATTTAGATTTTACAAAATTAATATATATAGATGGTGTTTATTGGAGAATAAATAAAGTAGTTGATTATCAGCCAAATAAAAACCAATCCACAAAGGTAGAGTTAATTGAATGGAGAAATTTAGGTGCGTTTGCAGCAACAGCACCATCTTTTGGTGGTAATAACAACACAGGAGGTCTTGGAAATGAAGGTGGAACTGAGGATAGTAATGATAATTTAGGATTATAAAACATGGCAGATAAAAAAGAAATATCAAGTAGAGGAATAGCACAGCAAAGTGGATTAGATGTATTTTCTAGTATAACAACTTATAATGGGGAATATTTGAATTTTGGCAATGCTTTCCCTTATAGTGTTCAACTAAACTCAGATACTGATTACGCAACAACAGCAGCAGACCCACATACTGATGCATTAATAAATAGTCCTGCAAATGATATTGGAAGATGGTATAGGTATCATACAAGTGGTGCGCCATACACATCAACAACAGCACCTATATCTGTAGGTGGTTTCTTTGGGTTTAATGGACAAAAGACAGGAGGATTACCCTCGTATAGTGGTATGTATCAAAAATTATCTTTAACTAAAGGTAATGAATATCAGATAGAAATTCAAACTTCTATCAATACACCATCAGGCTCTCTTTATGTAGTAACATATTCACCTGCAGAAGATACTTTTGTGGCAACAAGTAGCAATATAGTAACATTCCCTGTTAGTAACACTTCTATTGGTATTACTACAAAAACATTTACTGCTGAAACTGCTAATGATATTATTGTTCTTTATTTCACAACAGAAGAAACATCTTCAGTTACTGTAACAATAACAAGTGTATCAATAAAAGAAAAGCAAGAATACTTAGTGCCTGTTTATGCTACTGATAAGTTTGGTAATGACCATAAGGTATTAAGAAGAAACTCAGGTAATATAGTTTCTAATGATTAAATTTAAAAAGACAAATAGGGCATTAACAGAGGTTGGTAAGACACTAAGAGTGAAACTGCAAGATGAATTAAAGTTTCAAAAACATAATGCTACAGGTAGATTGAGTAGTAGTTTAAAATACAATGTTATAAAGAGAGGTATGAGTGTGTTGAATATAACATCATCAGTTTCATATTGGAGAGCAGTTAATAATCCTAAGTTCGCTAAAATTCCTAATCTAAACACCATAGTAAGATGGATGGGTCAGAGAAGTATAAAAGGAGGTATTAATTCTGCTATTGCAATATTAAATAGATTGTCAAATGGTAAAAAGGAGGGTCAAAAAGCGAATTATGGTAATAAGACATATCCAAATAACAATATGAGGCAGCCCTATATAACTTATGAAGCAGGAAACAGGGTAAGAAGAACAAACTTTGCAGGATATGTAGCAAATAAGTTTAGTAAAGAAGTAGCAAAGAAATTATCACCATCTATTGGTGAAGATGTAGCAAGTATGATTAGAGAAAAAATTAAAAATAATACAAAAGCAAAAGTTAGTTAATATATAATAATATGGCAAATACAGAGAAAATTGTAGTTCAGGTAGTAGTACAAGGTGAGAAGGATTTACAAAGAGTAGGTAAAACAGCAGATAAATCAACTAAGAGTTTTGGGAAGATGGCTACAGGAGTATTTGCTGCTGTTGCTGCATTTAAACAGATTTCAAGTGCTATAGGTTCAGCAATGAAATCATTTAGGGATTTTGAGTTTCAAATGGCTAAAGTGAAAGCAATTACAGGTGCTAATAGAACTGAATTTTTAAAATTATCAAAATCTGCTCAAGATTTAGGTCGTTCAACATTCTTTACTGCACAACAAGTTGCAGAATTACAAACTAATTATGGTAAGTTAGGATTTACTACTAAAGAAATATTAAACGCACAAGAAGCAACATTACAGTTAGCAACAGCAACAGATAGTGATTTGGCTAGAGCAGCAATTGTAGCAGGTTCTGCAGTTAGGGGATTTGGTTTAGATGCTGGTGAAACACAAAGAGTAGTAGATGTTATGGCTGTAGCATTTACAAGTTCTGCATTAGACATTGAAAAATTCCAAACATCTATGACTAAAGTTGCACCTATTGCAAAGTCAGCAGGTTTTTCTATTGAAGATACTACTGCTATTATGTCGCAATTAGCAGATTCAGGTATTGAGGCTTCTATTGCAGGTACATCTTTAAGAAACATTCTTCTTAAAATGCAAGACCCAAATTCTGATTTAGTAAAGTCATTTGGTAAAACAATACACAGTTTAGATGATTTAGTTCCTGCCCTTTCTAAATTTAGTAAAGAAGGAGGTAGCCTTGCTGAAATTATGGAAGTAGTTGATTTAAGACAGGCTGCTGCATTTGAGCAAATGATTACAAGTAGAGAGAGAACTATTGAATTGAGAGATGCTTTAGAAGGTGCTAGTGGTGCTGCTGCAGAAATGGCTAGAATTGTTGGCGACACTTTAGAGGGTTCGTTTAAAAGGGCAGAATCTGCAACACAAGGTTTACAGATAGCACTCATAGATAATCTTGGTAAAAGCATACAAGGTCTTGTAGATGGATTTGCTTCGTTTATAAATAAATTAACTGATTTTGTAGAGATACCAGTATCAGAAAAACTTGAGAAAGATAGAATTGGGATGAATAATTTGTTTAACGCCCTTCAAGAAACAAATATATCACAAGACACTAGAAATAAACTTTTAGTTAGGTTAAATAAAAATTATGGAGAATATCTGCCTAACATAGTTACTGAAAAAACAAGTTTAGAGAATTTAAAAAAGGCACAAGTTGAAGCAAATGCTGCTATGTTGCAAAGAGTTACTATTCTTGCTGCTGAAGAAAAATTAACCGAGATTAGAAAAAGACAAATTGATAATGAGATTGAGGCTGCTGATTTAATAGTTGAAAAACAAGACCTTCAAAATAAAGCATTAGAAACCAATAATATTTTAAACTCAGAAGCAAGTAAAAACACAAGAGAAAGTGCAAAAGATAGGCAGGTTAGACTTAGTGTAGAACAAGGTATTAATACTGCTGTAAACGACAATACAGATGCTATACAAAAAAACAAAGATGAGTCAGAAGAATTATCTAAAGAGTATGAAACTGCCTCAAAGATTGCTCTTGAATTAGGTGTTAATGTTGATGAGTTAATGAAATCTTTAGAGGTTTCTACAGGAAAGACAAGAACATCAACTGCAGCAACAGTAGAGAATACTGAAGCAAAGAAAGAAAATTCTAAACTTGATGTAATAGCAACTGCAAATCTTGAACAGTATTTAACATTACAAGAGGATGTAATATCAGGAAGGAAAACACAGTCTGAGTTTGATGATGCGTATGCTCAACATCAAATATCTTTACTTAATCAAGTTTTATTGCATGATGAATTAACTACCGAACAAAGGATGCAACTTCAGAAAAAGTTAAATGATTTGAAGATTCAGGGCATGGCTGATGAAAAAACAGCAAGACAAGAACAAATAGATGGCGTTGCTCAATTAGGCGACCAACTTATAACTTTAGCAGGAGAAGATGAAAAAATGCAAGGTATTAGAAAGGTAGGTATTCAGTTATCTGCTGCTGCTGCAATAGCAAATAATATTGAATCACTTTCATTGGCTGCTAAAGGTGTTGCAAATCAATCAACATTAATATTCCCTTATAATCTAGTAGCAATGGCTGGTACAATAGGTACTATCATATCTTTGTTTGCTAATATTAAAGCAATGAAAGATTCTTTTGGAGATGGAGGGATTATAGAAACCTTTGCAAATGGTGGTATGGTACATGGTAAATCACACGCACAAGGTGGTGAGAAGTTTGCAGTAGGAGGTAGAGTAGTTGAATTAGAAGGTGGTGAGGCTGTTATAAATAAAAGAAGTACAGCAATGTTTGGTAGACAATTATCAGCAATGAACGCTGCAGGAGGAGGTGTTAAGTTTGCAGATGGTGGATTGCTTAATCAGCCTTCATTTAGCCAACAACAATTCAATGCAATAGGTCAGAATCAAATGATGGGTGCTATGGGAAGTTCTAGTAAAGTAGTAGTAGTTGAAGCAGATATTACTGATAGTCAAAACTCAGTAAGTGTAATACAATCTGAGGCAACAATTTAATAATCAAAGAAATAAACAAATGTTTGTTGATAAAAAGACTAAGTTAGAGAGATTAGATATATGTAAAAGTTGTAGTTTTTACCGAAACTTTATGTTACTAAAGAAACCAAAGATAACAAGAGGTGCAAGATGTGCTGAATGTAAGTGTTTCCTAGATGCAAAGACATCATTAACAAAAGAGTTTTTTGGTAAATGTCCTAAAAATAAATGGTAAAACTTTACAAATGAATTTTAAAGAAATCGCTGAAAATTATAGTAAGCAAAAAAGAAAGATGATGACAGATGCTGTTATCACTAACAAAAAGTACACAAAAAATTTCACTACCTATCACTCTCAATCATTAAAATTAATGTTTGCAGAATGGCACTTATTACTACCTCAACATAAGCAAGACATTAAATGTACTTCTTGTAGAGCAGCAGTTTGTAAGTTTTGGGAAACTATTGTAGATGAGTGGATTGAAACTGAACAAACACCTAAAAAGAAAAATGCCTCAAAAAAAAGAAAGACAAAATAAGGTAGATGTAGTTAAAGACTTCATTGATATTTGTGGAGTTGAATTAGAAAAGCGATTTGGTCAATCACCAACTTGCAAGGATATGATACGACATCTTGTTGAGAAAGGTATAATAGACCCTAAGAGAGTAAGAAACTATATGATTATTGCTGACTTTGATAGAATGTTAGTAGGAAACAAAGGCAGTAGAACTTACACTTGGATGGACTTATCTATTAAATATAAGATAAGTGAAAGTCAAGCACAGAACATAGTTTACAAGGAAAGAAAGAAGGCAATCCCATCTAATAATATCACATACTAAAAGTTTTGTAAGAAAATTAGGTAAAATTAATTTCTTTTAATTATATTTTTGCGACTATGAACGAAAAATGGTATAACATTCAGAACAAGGCAGATAAAACTGCTGACATTTATATCTTTGATGAAATAGGAACTTATGGTGTAACTGCACAAGAGTTTATTACTGACATTAAAGGATTAAAAGATATGCCTATCAATTTACGCATTAACAGTTTAGGTGGAGATGTATTTGATGGTATGGCAATGTATAATGTAATCAAAAGGAGAGATGCTAAAACTACAGTTTATATTGAGGGTATAGCAGCAAGTATTGCTACTATTATTGCTCTTGGTGCTGATGAAGTTGTAATGGCAGAAAACTCTTTATTTATGATACATAACGCTTGGGGTGGTACAATGGGTGAGTCAAAAGATATGAGAAAAACTGCAGATACTCTTGATAAAATCACAAGTGAACTTACAGATATTTATAGAAAAAAGACAGGATTATCTTATGATGCTCTTGCTGAGATGATGGATGAAGAAACTTGGTTAAATGCTAATGAGGCATTTGAGTTAGGTTTTATTGACACTATCTCTGATTCTATTAAAGTGGCTGCAAAGTATGATGTTTCTAAATTTAAGAACATCACACAAGAAGAAATACAGAATAAATTAAGTATTAATATAAATAACAAAAAAATGACTAACGAGTTAAAAGAATGGTTTAACAACAAAGTTGAGGAGATTGTTACTGCTGTAAAAGGTGATGTAAAAGTTTCTGAAGATGTTGCTGAGCAAACTATGATAACTGTTAATCTAGGGGATAATGATGAAATCATGAATAAGATTTCTGAGTTTGAAACTGGTAACATTGAATTATCAAACAAAATTTCTTTGTTAGAGGAAGAATTAGTTGCTTCAAAAGGAACTAACGAAACTTTAACAGTAGAAGTTGAAGCGTTAAACGCTAAAATCAACAAAGCAGATGCTAAAGGTACAGAAATTGAAACTGAAAGCGACCCTGCAGTAGTTGAAAACAAGACAGAAGATGCTAATGCAGGTTTTTACAATGTAATGGCATCAAGAATTAGAAACAAATTTAATAATTAAAAAAATAAAAAAAAATGGCAAATGTAGCAAATAATAGTATCGCAGCAACTTACGGAGGTGCGCAACTAAACGAACTTTTTTATGAGCCAGTATTTAGAAGTGATGATATTATGCGTAACTATAGAGTTATTCCTAATGTTAAACACAAAATGAATGTTTACACTTCTGCTGCTCTAACAAAAATAGTACAACCTTATACAACTTGTTCTGCAACAAGTGGTTCAACTCAATTTAATATTGATGATAAAGTAATTACTGCAGGTAGATGTAGAGTTGCTTTAGAGCAATGTACTGATGAGTTCTTTGGAACTTATATTGAAGAAATGTACCGAAATGGTGCAGATGTAATGAATGTTGAGGGAACTCAATTATCAGATGCAATCGTAAACAGAGCAGTAACAGGTATCGCACAAGATGTTGTAAGATTAGCATGGGGTGGTGATGGCGCAACTGCAAATTATACTGCTCTTGATGGGTGGATGAAATTAATGGGTGCAGATGCAACTGTATTAGCAGCAAGAACTGAGTTTAGTGCAACAGCACCTACAGCACCTACAGCAGGTGAATCACTTTCTTTATTAAGAAAAATGTATGATGATGCACCAGCAGCATTACAACAAGTTCCTGCAAAAGATAAGAAAATATTTGTATCTCCTAAGACTTACAATGCTTACTTATCAAACTTAGAAGGTACTTCTGCAGATTTAGCAATTACTAACCAGCAAGATGGTGTATTAACTGTTAAGTTTAGAGGTGTTGAATTAGTAGCAATGTATGAGTGGGATACTATCTTAGCAGATACTGACCCTGCAATGTTCTTAAGAGGAGGTGTTAATGGAACAGAAGGTGCGTGTTACTGTGCAGTAGAGAACTTAATCATTGGTTCTGATGTAACTGACCCAGAAGGTTCATTCAAAGTATTTTATGATGACTTAGAAGAAAAAATGTTCTTCAGAGGTTACTTCAAGTTAGGAGTACAATTCTTGTACCCTTCACTTGTTCAATGGGGAATCTTTTACTAAACAATAATGTAATAACAGAGGGGAGGCTAGTCCTCCTCTCTTAATTACTTTTAAATAACTAATAAAATAATAAAAAAATGGCAATAGATACAGGATTAGGTGTAGTATGTGCTGACTTACAAGCAACAGGTGGTATTTCTCAGATTTTACTTAGAGAATGGGAAACTGCAGATGTAGTTACTTATGGTGTAGGAACGGCACACACTATTTTAAATATTCAATCAGGTGGTGATGCTAACTGGTTTGTTTATGAATTTAAAAATGAAGTACCTGCAATGACTATTACTGCAACAAAAGAAAATGGTTCAACTTCTTTTGAGTGTGGATTATCTTTTATGCTTCCTAATATTGATGCAACAAAATTTGAAGAATTAAAAAACTTTGAAAGTGCTTGTATGATGGGGATGGTTTTAGATACAAATGGAAATTGGTGGGTTTTAGGTGCTAGTGCAAAGTATGCTAACGAGGATGTTCAGGCAAAAAGTCAGACTTTCTTGAGTTTAAGTGGATTTGAGGGTGGTACAGGTGCTGCTTATTCAGATGAGAATGGTATTACTATTAACTTAATGGCAAGACAGTTTGAGTTACCAAGAGAGTATGCTGGTACTGTTGATGTTAATACTTCAGCATTAACTGCAACAACAGCAGCATAATATTTAAAGATATAGAAATAGGTTGGACTTTGTTCGTAAAAAGTTTAACAACATTTCCCTATTAATATCTTTTTTATAATATGTGTGATTGTAATGCAAAAAAAGTTGTAGATTTATCACACTTAAAAATATACACAGTTATGGCAGAATATAAAGCAAAATCATCATCAGGTACTTGTTACAAGAATGGTTTTAAAATTAAATGGGCTACAGCAACTCAAGAGGAGTTAGCGTATGCTTATG